CTTGCGATCTACAGGGTACAAAAGCTGTTCCCCTGGGCGGAGGTGTAACTACTCCTAACTTGGTCCTGACACATGTCTCGACTGGGACTGGAACTAGTGAGGCTTCTCGTCTTACAGTGCCGAACCTTAGGGTTGAGCACTCACAGCATAATGGCAGTACGTCGACACCGTCTGCTGTTGACAGTGGTAGCATATCCGATGGAATTGCTGCTGCCGCTGGTTTGGCTAGTGCACTCTCAAATCCAGATAGGAAGTCTGGTCCGAAAATCTGGCGGATCAAGGCTACCAATTCTGGTGCGGCTCCATCACACGCAGGTGGTGAAGCTGCAAGTTTAAATCCTCCCGCTGGAGGTGGCCCGCAGTCGGGCACGGTGCATGGGACGCTAGCACCTCAACCGTCTGGAAAATCCTCGCAGACTCTATCAGCTGGGGAAGCTGAAACATCGTACCCCGCTGATGACAGCACCTCATTGTCACATTCGACACCATGCTCCGCAGGCAATGGAGGTGCAGTCAAGGTCCCCGTCTCCAAGTCGGAAGGACACCGGGAACGTGACAATAAGTCCGGAAAAACTAATAGGTTCGGCAAACCTTTTGGTTCCGGCCGATCTGGAAAACAGTCTTCTGAGCCCAAGAAAAACCATAAAGAAAAGAAACAGAAGACAGCCAGCGCTGCTCTCAAGGAAGAGGTCATCAGGACGGCCCAACAGCAACAGGGTGACCGAGATGCAGCTAAGGAAAGCCGAGATGAAATTTCTAAACTCTCATCAGAAATCAAAGACTTACAACAGTCTTCTCGCATTCTTTCAGATCGCAATCGCATGCTCGAGGGACAACGGTCTCTAGAACAGAAAATAGTCTTTGAGAAAGCGGTTGAAAAAGACATTTGGTGTGTGCCCAGGAGAATTGGGAGATTGGAGATCTGGGACACCCAATGCACGGTGGAGTATATCTGGGCTTGCATGTTTGCGTTTTACAAGACGCCAGTCTTGTTGTTTGGTTTTTACGCTTACCTTTATGCATTCCAGAATTTGGAGTTGTTAAGAATCGTTTGGTTCGCTTACGGCAGTTTCTTTCGAGTTGTTGCTTTAGCCGGTTTTCCGCTGGCTCTAGTGCTGTTTGCGTTCACAGTGTATAGATGGAGGCGGCTGATGGCCCATGCCGCCCGAATCCGTTTCGCGCAGAGGCCCTTTTTCTCTTACTGGATTGATGCTTGTGTTTACGGCTGTTGGTGTGGAATTTTGTTCTCATTTTCACCAGCCCGCCCGGTCGTTCACATGACGTTACTGTTCATTATCCAGTGTCTCATGTCCTTTAGCCTTTGGTTGATTAGGAAATTTGACATCGGGGTCATCGAATCCCGCGAAATGTATTACCAACAAGGATACCGGGTGGTCAATCTCGTTCAGAACAAGCTCGAAGATCTGAGACCAGACGCAGTCGCTAAATTGGAGATGAAACATGCTGAGGATACCGTGGAATATCAGCTCGCCGACCGTTTCTTCGCCTATGACTACGACCATACCACAGGCATCAAGTCCCGCCGATTCTATTTAGGAGACGAAATCGAATATCATCAGATGCGTAACGAGGCAGGCATTCCAGCGTTGAAATACAGGAATGTGCATGTCTCGATCGAACTCGTCTCTCAGCTTTACACCTATTCAGTGATGTTGCCAACTGCCACTGATCAACAGACCATGGATCGCATTCAATTCGCTCTCCGGAACATAGCCACAGTGAATCAGGATCGTTACTCTTTTCTTGCGAATTCTCACCCAACCTTTGCAGCAGCGGGGATGGCGTTTTCAATTTTCAGGAAGATGAGGAAACAGGTTCTGGCACTGCCGGATTTTGTTCTGGGGTTGCCCCTGGAATTGTAGTAGCCTATGGCTACAGGTGTGATGAAGTGCCACTGCCCAAAATCCCGGCCATTAAGCAAGATGTGGTCATTGTCGAACGGGTTCCTCTTAGTTTACCCCCCCGTCCGGCAGTGGCTACCAGCTTAGGCTGTGAGATCAAGAACATCGCGCTCCCACACCCCGATCCAGGACATCCCGCAACAATGCTGGCAGGTGTCAAGAAAAGGTTTGCAATGCAGCCTCCTTCTCCCAAGAAACAGCTACTGAGAAGGTTCCGAAGATTTGTGAAAAAGTGGGTTCACAATAATATGGTACCCCTCGCACCTGATTCAGATGTTTCTGTTCAGACCTGGTTAGATGCGACCAATTACCCCGCTTGGAGGAAAGCCCAACTCCTCCGCAAGTGGGAAGCAGTTACCAACCCTCATGATCGTAGGTATACTGTAGTAAAATCATTTATGAAAGACGAGACTTATGTGGAGTACAAGCATGCCCGCGCGATCAACTCTCGGGTTGATGAGTTCAAATGCGCGACCGGCCCAATATTTAAGTTGATTGAGAAAGAGTTATTTAAACATGAATGGTTTATAAAGAAAGTCCCTGTGTGCGATCGCCCAGCTTATATCATGCGATTACTGGGTCACGGGGCTAAGTTTTTCGTGACGGATCATACTGCCTTTGAAGCTCACTTCACACGTGAGCTCATGGATAGTTGTGAGTTCATACTGTATGAGTACATGGTTCAAAAATTGCCCACTGGTGGGGATTTCATGCAGTTTGTCCATGACGCCATTGGCGGTCGGAATCGTTGCGTTTTTAAACACTTCGACGTGTACATTGATGCTACCCGCATGTCGGGCGAAATGAATACTTCTTTAGGCAATGGGTTCTCCAACCTGATGTTTATGCTTTTTATGGCTCATGAGAAGGGCTGTGAAAACGTATTTGGTGTTGTTGAGGGTGACGACGGACTTTTCACAATGTCCGGAGAACTTCCTACAGTCGAAGACTTTGCGAACTTGGGTTTAACACTCAAGCTTGAATTAGCGGACGAGATTAACGTCGCCAGTTTTTGTGGTCTGGTATTTGATCCAGATGATCTAGTCAATGTGACGGACCCAATCACGGCAATGGCGGATTTCGGATGGACTAGTGGCAGATACGCTAGGTGTAGTTCGCGAAGAAAAATGGAATTGTTGCGTTGCGCGGCAATGTCCATGGCATATCAGTATTCTGGTTGTCCGATTCTCTCATCGCTGGCTGCCTATGGGCTCCGGGTTACCTCTGGCTACAGAGCAAAACCGGGGCTCATGGATGGCTGGTGGCGGGACCATTGGAATGAGATGTGCCAAAATCTGAGTTCAAGAGGTGCATTGAAATCTCCTCAGAAAAATACGCGTTTCCTAGTCGAGAAACTTTATGGTATCACATGCGAGGAACAGATCAAGATAGAGTCGTATTTGGATTCTCTTGACACGCTCCAACCATTGGACCACCATGTTATCGATTATCACGTCCCACGTGTGTGGAAACATTACTCATATCATTATGTCAGACCGATTGATTGTAGGTTTGACTATGAGGTGGGGAGTATCGCAACAGCCGTCTGAAATTGAGGAATTCAGA